TTTCGTTTTCAAAAGCCACTTTTTTGTCATTCAAGAAATTCAAACGCCCTGTGTAAAAGTTATCTAGCCCAGCAGGATAATCTGTAAAGTAATATCTAGGTGTTGTTGTTCCGGTAGAGGAAGTCGCCCAACCATAACACCAAGCATTATATGACCCAGTTCTTGCACCAAAGTAGAATATACGATTACCGCCCGTGCCAGTAGAGCCAGCAAGATAATTATCTGATTCCGCAACCATTGAAGCGTTTAATTGAATGCCAAATGTATCATCGACTTCCCCACTTACTATTCTTAAATACTGTGTTCCTGTGGATTCAAGATATTTCACTGAGGAATATAGATTACCAACGCCATACTTAAAATTCCCTGTTCCAGCGTTTGTATAGAACTTTCTGTTTATAACATCATACATACCAGCCACATTGTCGTATGTTCTCAATACTGGAACAAGATTAACTATAATCCTGCCACTACTATTGGTAATAACACAACCCTTTATTTGCCAAGCACTAATTCCAGTGGTAGCAGAAACAGTAACACCATTTGCATAGAACAAATATGGATTACCACCAACAGTAAATGACCCTGCACTTGATGTTCCTTGGCTTACTCCATCAATAAAATACTCTAAGTTTTTAACAGTATGCTTATGCCAAGCACCATCATAGGCAGATACATTAGAATTGACCCGATAACTGTTTGATTTCAAGTCTAACAAATAATTGTCTGAGCCTGCGGCAACAGCTATCATATATCTTGTGCCAGACACAGCATAGCCAAACAGATACTTTGACTTGCCTGTTGTCATATCCATCATTCTGGCATCAATATCAATGCCATAATCAGATTCCATTGAAAGAGGAAGTTCAATATATTGGTTGCCATCTGATTCAAGGTAATTTAACTCAACAAATCCACAGGGTAATTCTGGTTTATTATTGTATCCAACTAGACTATCCCCTGCTTCAAGATATTCATAGTTTGAGGACGGGCTATAAGTGCTGACATCTTCTATTGTATGAGTTTCTGTATCTAAAAGAGTACATACCCTATTGCCTGTTTGAACTGGAATAAGATTTTGTAATAACTTTGTTGTTGTTCTATCATAGCAGCGGTTTGCATACAAATATGTGTGTGCAGGGTATGTATTAACAAACAACGCATTGAAAAACCGATATGCTGCTGATGTATTATATGCTCCAGCATTGGAGTTTCTTAGCACACTTTGACCCTCTACTGTCAATGTCAATCTTCCAGTTCCAGTACCAAAATCATTACAATCAACATTCACGGTTCTTTTTACAACCGTTGGAATTGTTATCTGAAATGATGTATTTGATGTATGCAGACTATAGCCCTCTGAATAGTTTGTTCCCCAATAATTAGCAGCACCACTCGCTGCACCATATAAAGCCCAGCCATCACCAACAGACTTCATATCTGTTTCCCATAAGTGTCCACCAAATGTAATACCAGATGTTTTGAGATAACTAGGGAATCCACCACAAATATAACTTATGTTGTGTATTTCCTCTCCCCAAGTCATATCCTGTGTGTTCTGCCCCTCGTTGTCCATAATAAAGTGGTTTGTTCTGTCAAAGAAAAAACCTACATTATTTTCATCGTGAGCAGGTACACAGTATCTATAATCTTCCCTCGTGTAGGTGTTCAACAGATTGACAACATAGAACTTACCTTTAAAAGCGGATTGAAACGCATTGGTAGATTCTGTGTAGCAGTTTCCAATATAAAAAGGTTTAGGATGTGTAAAGTCAACAACAGTATTTGCCGTAAGTACTTGCCCATTTACATTTGAATAATTACCCGTAGCTTCCAATGTAATCTTTTCAGTAGAAGCAGTAAAGTTATAGCGAGCATTTGTACCACCAGCCCTCATCGGCCAGTCAAGTCTTAAATAACCATTAGGACTTCCTGACACAACTGGTCCAATATACATGGCGCAACTTTCTTCATATCCTTGCAATTTTCTGACACCAAATGGAAATCTCTCCAACGAATCGGGAGTTATTTCAAACGTTGTTTTTAAGGTAGTAGATAGTTCGTTAGGCAAGAAACCAGTATTAAATCGTTGTGTTCCTGTGAGGTTTATCCACTCAACCTCTGTAATCTGCCGACCTTTGTTAAAATAGCCAGTTCCCTCATTATAGTATAACTTTCCTTCTACCTGTTCATACATACAAGGCATTTCATATTTGTCAATGCAAGGTATATACTTTCTATGTGTTGCCCCATATTTTAATTCTAACTGGTGCAATTTAAATCCTCCGTCAAGAGTACTAAGAGCTGAACGATAGTCATAGAACATACGCAAAGTTCTTGTGTTTGACGCTGGGCTTCCAGAACGATAGCAAGTTCCTGTTGTTGTTGTAGTTATTCCCGACCCGTCTAATACTTCCAGCCCTATCTCATAATCAACAGTATGTGCAGCATCATTTCTTGGGGTGTATTTTAACCATATCCTTGTTGGTTTGTTTAATGGAATTGAATATGATGAGCTTGTATATGCATCAAAAGCAACAAAAGTTGGGTCGGAAGCAGTGGAATCTTGCGAACCAAATCTTACCCTATTTGTTGCTGTTACTTCAACATAAAATGTCAACTGGTTGGCATAGTTACTAAGTGGAAGTATTCTGTTTGCCAATGTCTTTGTGATAGTAGCAGACATTTCAAAAGGTACATCCCAACTAGGAAAAATACCTGTATCAATATATGGAATAATAGAATCTGCCTGACTATTAGGATTTTCTAACCATTCAACTTCAGTGAGCCAAGGGTCTCCTGTTCCTGCTGTGATATAAGATAACAACCTTTTCTTAAAGTTCATCCTACACCTCTTTGTAGTTGATTATGATTTTATCTTCTTCCTCTTTATATTCTGGTGTATATTCTTTTTCGGCATCCTCTGGAGCGTTATCTACAATCTCTTTATATCCTGCATGAATATAATCTTCTGCCTTTGGGTTAGTTACTACCATATCGCCGTCAATGATAGCAACTGTGCTTGCGTATTTTAATTCCCCATTTTCTAGCTTTCCATACATATTACACTCCTTTTGCAAAATTGTTGTATAATCTTCCTAAAACAAACCCTTCAGGACAAGAAAAAGCTCTCGTGCTTATTTTTCCATTGTTAAACCACTTCATACCAGTTGTTGTGCTTTTTAATTTATTTTTTAATAAGTCACTTTTGTGTAATTTATATTTATGAATTGCATTTCTTACAAAACTTGGAGTTACACAAAAAATCTTTGATATTTGTTCTGATGTTTTATTTTGATTTATATACAATTCAATAAGCTGGTCTTTTGATAATTCAATATATATTTTATTTGGACAGCTAACCCCTTTATTCCAAGCAATTCGACCAGTTGTTGATTCCCTCATTTTTTGTAATGTTTTTTCTGAATAAACACCTTTCTTTCCTTTATTCCAAGGAATTTGACCTTTTTTAGCTATGCTAATTTTTTGTTTTGACGTTTCAGATAGTATCGGTCCAGAAACACCACCACTTCTTAAATTATAACCATATCTGTTATCACAACATTCAAAAAAATCAATATAGAAATTTTCTAAGTGTTCTGCTTCTTCTTTTGTCAACCCAGTTTCAACTAAAGTGTGGTCAAATCCATCCCATCCATATTTTTTTATCGCTCCACAAAAAGAAACCTGATTATTATATCCATTACCATTTTTCCATCTTTCTTTCAAAGAAGTTCTGGTTTGTCCAATATAAACTTTTCCATTTTGTTTATTTGTATGCATATAAATAGAATAATCTCGTTTTTCCATTTTATACTCCTTTGGCGAAAAGTATGACATTTGTTCCATCACACTCTATAAAAATTTGATACCTTTTGTTGCTAACGGGCACAAAAGTCTTTACCCCATTTACAACCTGAACATCATCACAGCCATCTAATACCTTAAATGTATTCGGGTATGTTAAAGTCGTGGCAGTTCCTCCTGATGAGAAATTTACTTGCGACATATATCTCACATCAACTGTCGGTGCTGATAATGTCAAAGCTGCAATGTTCCCAGTACTGTTATATAAACACTTATCTGCCAAAGGAATCGTATCACCAGAAGCAAAAGCAGTTTCAGCACCAAAAGTACTATCCTTATAAACAACAGGAGAAATCAATCTGTTTGTTGTGTTTGTTCCAGCTGTCAAAAGGTCAAATGTGTTTGAGTTATATGTTGTGTTATTATCAACACCGTGTCCTAAGAACACCCAGTACGTTCCATCAAATCTCCATATGGACGGAACATTGGCATACCAAACAATGCTATCGGTTGATGTTGTAATAGCAGCATTGTTATATCTCATTGGATACACAGTAAAGTTATTCAAAGCAATCGTGGAGTTGGCAACTGTTGATGTAGTTGTCGGTTGAACAATAATTATCTGCCCGACCTCTAATTGTGTAATTTCTGGTATGTTCACAACCTTCTCAGTAGTAGCAGCAGCTGTGCTAGATGTTCCAAAGTAGATAAAGTCCTTATTTCGTAATGTTGTGTTGACAACCGTTGGATTAGATATGACATTTCCACCAGTTACAGAGCCAACCGTCATTGATGTGATAAACGCTCTATTGACTAAATCATAGAAGCCGGCATTAACACCATTTGTTGCAGCAACTAAATGACAACGAACAACGCCATTATTTGTAATCTTGGCGAACTGAACAGGTTGTTCGCCATTCATTGTATTTTGACCATTACCCCACAAATAGTAGTTCTGGTTTATGTCTGCCCAAGTGTATGTGTTTGTTCCATAGTCCTCTAAATTATCGGTCATATCTTTAACATACAAAGAACAAGTGCCATTTACCATAGACGCCTTTGCATAATACTTATGACCATTTTGACGAGCCATAGACACATCGGCCGTAACACCATTCACAGCACAAGAAATTGTACTACCAGATGAAGCTCCTGCCAAACCATAAATTGTAGAGCCTGATGTTTCTCGTGCTTGGATAAAGTAGTTACTCATAGCGGACTTGTTTACCAAAAATACCGACTCAATGATATCACCGTCTTGTGGTTTAATGCCTAAATCTAGTCTTGTGTATGGAGAAGCACTCGCTTCATTTATAACATAATCTAATCTTGAATATCCACTAGGCAAAGTAACCTGTTCTATAATGTCAATGTACTTACCACCATCGCCTGCAGTTAGTATGTCTTGCTTTTCATCAATTTGACCTTGAATTGTTATTTGTCGCCACTCATTAGCGTTCCAAGCGTGAGCTGTTGTAATGTCTTTGATACATTCATAATAATATTGACCATACCTTACTTTATCTCCTACACTGTAGGTAGAAGAAGAAGAATACGTGTTAACGCCAGTTATAATGTTTTTAGCAAGGTTATTACCCATTGAAGCAGTTGCAGCAATCGTATCACTTATAGATGTTAAGTTAGCAGAAAGTTTGACAACTCCCTCAACTGACCCAGAGGCGTTTGGAATTACTGCAACACCATTATTGACAACGCTTGTTCCAGCTACTGTGACATCAGAAACTTTACTTCCTGCTGTTGTATTTACCTCATTAATGGCACTTACCAAATCAGTCTTAATCGTTGTTCCAAGTGTGGATAAGTTACCGATGGCGTTTTCGTTGGTTGTAATTTGAGCTATGTTTGTTGAAGTGGCGCCAGAGTTTAAAGCCGCCCATTGATTTGCTGTGAAAGAGGAATTGTTTAACGTATATTCATATTCCCAATTTACAACATTTCCACTAACTACTGCTTTATACCTATTGTAGGCATAGTTTAATGTTACGCCTTCTTTTGGTATGTCGCCTGTATCTATTTGCCATTCTTGATCAACAATGTTAAACCAATACAAATCAAATTTTGAACCATCCACCACCCAAGCATAGTCAATATTTGTCAGCAAAGATTTATCGTAAGCGTCCAAATCTTCAAATGTAGCCCAATCATTTCCATTATCTGTAACTACCTGATTTACAACAAAAGCATAATCGTTATTCGTTACTGTTCCAGAATATGCCCTTAAATC